AAGCCCGATAATAAAAGTACAAATAAAATTAACTGCCATACTCGCAAACATTTATTTCATCGTTATTAGCAAATGCGTTAAGCCTACGCTCTTTTGCATCGAATATATCATAAATAGTTGCAATTGTGATGTCCGGATAATCTTTTGATACAAAATTTCCCGTCAATGGGTCAATATCCACAAGATTCGTTACAGCCGACGGCAATATTCCGTCTTCAAAATTATCAAAATCTTCTGAACTCATTTTGCCCACCAATTCTTCAAATTTTTCTCGTACTTGTTGAATGCCAAGTTCTTTTTCCCTCTTCTTTCTTTCATCATAATCCTTGGATATTTTATCCCAATCCATATTGCATTCGTCAAGAAAAGGAATCTTCCATTCCGGATGCCTTTTCCAAAAAGCAATCTCCCTATCATCCATGGTCATAAGTTGTTCAAAAGTGTCTTGGTCCCCTGGTTTGTTAGGGAATCCACTGCACAATTCGCATTCTTCTGCTGTAAAATATTGACGGTCATCAGGATTTGTTATAAGGATTCGGTTTCGTATATTTGGATGAAAACAAACCAACAACGGTGTGATTCGCTTATTGAACATTTCAATATATTTTGGAACATTGTATTCCTCCCCTTCTTTACAAAAAATATCACTTTCAGAATCAATAATTTCTCTTGGCACAAGATGACAATTAAGGACAATTTCTTGTTCAATGGAAATTTCTGGATGATGTTTTTTAACATATTCATTCAATGAAAGTTTATGCTCTTTTGGAGCAAGTTTTCCGTCAATATTGTTTGCTTTCCATTCTTTTTCAAGAATGGATTTCATATCCTTTTTATCATTGAACATCCCATCAGTTCCATAATAATGAGTCACGGTTTTCAAATCAGCATGGGATTTGGAAGTTCCATCATTAATATAATAGATTGTTTCTCCCATATGAACATCAAGATTGTTCCTTATGGCAAGTTCCATCCATGCTTGTCTTGATTTAGGACGTCCAGCCTTGGTAATGGTTTGGCAATCTATCATGTAATCCTTTATGCTTTTTTTGATTTTTCCTTTGGATGCAATTTGTTTGAGAGGAATTTGATAATTATATATTTTTTCAATATATGAATAATATTCCTCAATAAACTCTTGTCCTTTTTTCTGTTCAAGATATCTGATTCCCTTTTCAAGAAATTTAGAAACAAATAATTGCATTTTCTTAGATTTTATGGTATTACCAACGAGTTTTACATCATTTGGAAAATCTTCCTCAGGAAAATAATCTGCATAATTTTTTCTACTGAAATTAATTGTTGCAGCAACAATTTCATCGATGCCAAGCCCCATTTTATTCTTAGCATTAGGGGCATAATGTTTATCACTCATGAATAAATCATTGAATTCAGCAACGTCAGCTTTGAATCCTGTATAAGATTGCCCTTTTTTAGTTTCACGTGATAATCCCGGACTAATATAAGGATTTTCTTCATTGTAACGATATTTCTTTGGCAATTGAAAATTAAACCCATCTGTATCCCCTACAATTGGGGAATAATTATAATCAACTCCCAGCCCATTTATAGCACCTATAGTAGAAAAATGATAAATCATGAGACGTAAACATTGTCTACCAGTACAAGTAGTTCTTTCAGCACAATCTATATTCCCAAAAGGAAATACGTTTGGGCAGCCGTAACTCCCGAAATAAGAATTCCCAAGCACCTTCATCTGTAACTGTTTCTTATCATTACTAATATAATCTCTTTTTGCTTCCATCATTTTCTTATTCAACTCTTTTCCTTCTTCTGTTGTTGAATATTCATGATTCTTAAGCATTTCCTTATACTTATCCGCTGCCTTACCTGCTTCTTTCTTTAATTTTTTATATTTTTCTCGTTGAGTAAGAACATGTTCCAAGAAATAAAGCATTGTATGCATAAGGTCTTTCGCATCAGATATTCCCCATGTAAGGATAATTGACGGATAAAGCGAATTATAATCAAATTTAGCCACATCAGGAACAAACCCTACTTTAAGTAGTCTTGAAAGTCCTCCCGTAAAGGTTTTATTTTCCCCAAAAGGAGGAATTGCCAAATTGTTTTCATAACTCCAAGCAAGCATCAACGATTTCCATTGCCCAGCCGTTCCCATTGTGCAACATTTTTGGAACGGAACCGGAAGCATTTTACAAATAAGAAAATTAGTTGTATTATAACGTTGCTCCACCTTGTCACATTCCCAAAGGTCATCAAGAAGATAACGTTGAACCACATATCTTCCTGTTACAAGGGAATATCCGTCAAGAATTTCATTTTTAGTATATAACTTGAAAGTATCTCCTTCTTTTCCTTTTCTTAGCCTATTTTCCTCATTTGTTTTATCAATACTATTGATATAGGCATCATAAAGTTCTTGAGATGTGACCTCAGCACTATATTTGCAATGGGTTCCGCCCGAAACCGAACGAATCTCATTGTCAGAATCTATTTGTTTTTGAAAATAATCCAAATCTTTCAATGGGTTAACCTTGATTATATTCGGAACATAATTCGGGTCATATATATACCAATCCCCATCAGTTTGATTGAAAGCATAATGAGGTTCGTTATCATTCCATATTTCAGAGATTCTATCACCCGGCACATATACACGGTCCGTTTTGACAATCTTCGAATATTTCGTAACGTATTTCAAATTTGAGAACAACATGTTTGAATCCAAGGCTTGTGCCCTACGGACAGCATGCAATGAATCAGTGACAATTGTTTGGGGAATCATTGTTTGATGATATGTTTCAATCTCACCACCAAGTTTAAGGATTGTTTCCCTATAATTTTTAACGATTCCAACCCCATCAAAATATTTTTTAGACATTTCCTCAAAAGATGTGCCAAGACGCTCACACGCCCCGATAATCATATTAAAGTCAAATGCCTCACCATTATGGGCAGTTATGACATCAGGGCGGAAAGTATATATTATTTTGAGGAATTTCTCAATGTTTTCAAGTTCGGAAGCATTTTTTTCTTCTTCAGTATTGCCCTCCGTAGAATAAACCTTTTCAAAAGTCATTTCTTCTCCATGATATTTAACGGGACGGTTAAACCTTATGCCAAACTGTTCAATTCTATCCTTTTTGGTATCAAGTCCGGTTGTCTCCAAGTCAAATATCATTCTTAGGCAATCATCATAATCATCATACCCTTTGAACATTCTTTTTCCTGTGGCAATCATATATTGTTCAATAGGTGTTACCACAAGATATTGTTTATCATTTTTCTTCGCCACCGGTTGAGTTGTATATGAGGGGGTTACATCCTTTTCATTCTTTTTTTTGCTCGGATATACTGGATTGCCAACCCTTTTGAAAAATTCCAAAAATTTTGAATAACTCAAAGGTCTTGTTGCCTTAAAAATATAAGTATAGCCATCAAGAATACCTTTGACAACCTCTCCTTCAGTATTTGTTGTATCAAGTTGTTCACATCGAATTCCATATTGGGAAGATAATTGATAGTATTTATCTTTTCCAATCTCACCTATTTTCAAACAAGCGTTTCGAGTGGCCCACAAAAAAGGATAAAATGAATCCACAGAAATACATTTTCTATCAGATTCATCCCTATATATAACCTTAATAAAATCATCCTGATAATTATAGTCAAAATTAACAATTCGCTCTTGAGGATTATGACCATTAAAAAATGTATCCACAACTTCAGGAGTTATTGTTTTCTTAACAAAAGTTTTTGCCATTTTAAAAAATATTTGGATTAAAAATACAAAAAATCCGGTCCAAAAACAAATGAATCAATCAAACTATTTATAACAAAAGATTTATATTCAGATATGAACGAGGCATACTATACAAAATATAACACTGGTGGATACAAAAAAAACGGTCCATCAAAAAGATATTTGAATTTTTCTGTAAATAGAAAAAATGTTCAATCAACCGATGCAAACGGAGCACAATCCAAAGCAACTTTATTGGAAATTTCATTTATGAACCTTGATAAAAATGATATGCTTCAAATAAAACAGAATTGTATTCCGTCAGCAAGATTTTGGACGCAAGACAACGTTTATCATACACCATGTATGACTTTTCAAATACCGGAAGCAAAATTTGCAAAATGGGTTCGTTTGATGATGCCAAAGATAAAAACAATATTAGAGGCTTCTACAACATCACAATACCCTAATATTGACAATTTGGAAAATGACCTTATGGATGCAATACATAATTCGGTTAATCCTGAAGTTATTGAACGGGCACAAGTTTCCCTTAAGGCTTTGGAAGAATCTATTTATAATGCCATTCAAAACAACAAATGGGATGAAGCCATGGTTCTTTATAAAAAGGCTATTAACTTGATTGCTCGTGTATATGGTCATCAACTTGCCCCTAATAATGTTACCGCTATATATGCACAAGCAGAAGCCGCTGGTATAAAGCCCACAGATAAGGGAGCAGCAACCAATTCATATTGGCCAGACGGAACTGAAAAATTCTGGCCTACTTTTGTTCGTTCAGCCTCAACTTGGAGAAAATGGGGAAGGACAATTAAAGATGAACCAAAGATGCAATATTATATCAGCAGTAGTTACACCAAACGTGAAACTAAAAAAGGCTTACAACAAAAAGCATCTTCTATGGGGCTTAATGTTTCGGACCTTTCTCTTCAGCAAAATGATACTTTGGGAGTAAATAAAACATTAGCAGGATTAAGAGGTGCTGCTTATGATATATCTGATACAGAAGGAACAACAAATTTCTTTGATGAACTTGGGCTGCTTAACAACCTTGATGGCACATTAACTGACAAGGCTAAACTTGATAGCGAACAATGGATGAAAAAACTTCAAGATATTAAAAATCAGCAAAATGCACAATTAAATCCACAAGACCAAAAAAAACAAGACCTTACATCAGAAGAAGGGCAAGCAAAAATATTTTATAATGCTTTGGCTGATTTATGTAGCCGTTCAAAAATGGAAAAGGGATGGGACAATCTTGGAGTTACATTGCCTACACAAATTCAAGGAGACCCTATTATTACATATTTAAATGCTGTATATAAAATAGCAAAGGCAAAAATCAATATGGTTTGGAAGAACCCTACCAACACTGAAAAAATTGCCCAAATGGTTACAGCCGCAGTGGCTTTATGTACTGTAGGCAAATCAAAATTATCTGAAATGGGATATGATTTTAGTAATGTATCACATGTATTTGGCAGTTATGAAGAATGTAAATCAACAGTATTGGGAGTGTCTGACAGTATCATATCAGCCATTTCTTACGAAACTGACAAACAATTCCAAAACGATACGCCTTTAAATGAAATAAAATTTTTAATAAAATTCGGAAGCCTTATGGAAAGAATGGACAATCTTCATACAGAAGGATATAAATATGAATTGAATGAAGGAATGATACGCCGTCCGTCAGATGATGCAATAATGTCATTTTTGGGACAATTCGGTTTAAATTTCAATGAGGAGAATCCAACGAAAAATAATCCATCAAACAATATGGAGTAATGATTCAGGAATATACCCAAACATCATTTAATGATTTCAATAAAGACTTAAGAAACACCGTCAAATTATATCATTGCACCACAAAGGAAGGAGTTGAAGGTATAATCAAAAACGGTACGTCCATAGAATACACTGGAAAAAATTCCAATTTCTATGGACAAGGATTTTATACAACATATAGTTTAGGAAGTACGTTACAAAATCAAAAGGGAAGCATTTACGGAAAATATCTTATTGAATTTGCCCTCTTAGATGGCTTTAAAAATTTCCTTATATTTGATAAAGAAATGAATGACAAATATAATGGAGGAAAGCCAATTTTTGACCAAATTAGAGATTTATGCCCACCGGAAATAGTTGAAAAACTCAAAAGACAGCGGTATTTTGATTTTGTCAATCAAGAATATGGTAAATCATGGCATTCTGCCCCTATGGCAAGAGCATTTTTTGTAGATTTAAGGGGATATGAATTATCAAGAAGCCAAATGGCTCCATGGCAAGTAGCAATGAATTGTCATTTATATGATGAATCAGAAATAGCAAAAACAAAAATCCGTGGGTATGTTTTTTGGGGAGGAAATGATGGAAAGGTTGCCGTTGTCAGAGATTTCACATCATTAATACCTATTAAATTTTGGGACCCGACAAAGGGTAAAAATCCCGGAGATTTCAAAGATAAAGGATGGACACGTGTATTAAATCAAGACACATATAATAATATCACAAGTAACAGTACATCAGGAATAGAGATTCGTGGAACATACCCGGAAACCCCATTGAATGAAAAAGTAATTTGTGGATATATGTTAGTCAAAGGAAAACCTGTCGGAAAATACAATTATGTGAATATGGGAACAAAAAAGGAATTGCTACCAGTACCAGCAGATTATGCCACGGCTTTTGACCCAAGTTCATCAACAGCAAAATTCACAATAGGGGATTCAGATTATGAATATTCGGCCAAGAACAATGTTTTTATTGAAGACGGATGTTTTGTATATACCCCCGAAGAATTTGCAGCAGAATTGAAAGAAAACGGGCTAATAAAAGAATCTTATGACAAGATGATAACTTTATTAAAAAAATTGTTGTAAAAATGGAAAAGAAATTTGTTGATTTCATATGCTCCATGCATGGATATCTTATCAGAGTTAAAGAAATCCATTGGAACACTGATAATAATGCTGAACATCTTTTATGTGATGAAATCCAAGACTGCATTGCAGATTGTGAAGACAGATTCACAGAAGGAGTTATGGGTTTGGAGGGAGAACATTTTAAAATTGGAGATTTGAAGCCAATGTTACCAAGAAATAATTCCCTTATTCCAATGCTAAAGGAGCTTGAAGGAGAAATTCTTGATATGGAAAGTGACTTTTCAGAAAAGAAATATAATGGACTCATAAATGTTCTTGATGAACTTCTTGAGAATATCAATAAATTCAAATATAGAGCAAGTCAGAAATAATAAAAGCCTCGGCTATTGCTGAGGCTCTTTTATTTTAGGCACAAAATATTCATCAGTTTTAAAATTATAACCATATATAGGATTTAATGCTTGAGCATCTATTTTCTTTTTAGCATAACATCCATACTCATAACGTGGGTCATAATAAAATTCAACATCATTAGGAACTTTACTTAAATCAATTGATAATAAAACATAACGTCCATCGTTTTGTTCTTTATTATTCACCATACATAATGACTTACCTATATTATAAACTTCATCAGATGGAATGTTTCCTTTCAATATATGAATTTTGGGAGGATATTCAAATAAATCATTTTCACTTCGTGGTTCCAAACCATTGGTTATAATTGAGTCAAAGTGATAATACGGTATCCAATGATATAGAAATTTGGCACTTCGAATAATTGTGGATTCATCATTTTGAAATATAGGGTCAAAACTTAATTCCATAAACATTTCTCCTTTATCATTCCTAACCGGTCGCCTTGTAGCAATTGACCATCCGCAAGCGTCCATGGCTTTAATTATTAACCTAACATTTTTTTGATTTATTGATGTTAAAATAACTATTCGGATATGATTGGCATAAGTTGTTATTATGATTTGATATTCTTTCAATCTAAATTTTTTTATCATTTCACTACGTACATCTTCCGGAGACATTGTAACTTTTGCCTGTTCAGCAATAATATTTCCATCAATTTCCATAAAAGGTCCCCCAAAACATGATGACTGACATATTCCTTCCAAATTGGATTTAATCCAATTCAATTCATTATTAGAAAGATTATCAATATCAAAATATTTAGATTTCGTAATAAGTTTTTTTAATTTACTTTCAACAATTTTTCTTATATCATTTTTATTTAAGCCAACTAATTTATTTTTCATATTATAATAGTACAAATTAATTTTCAAATTTCCAAGATTGTGTCTCTAACAATTTTTCAACATCGGATTTTGAATATCCAAATTTAAGAACCATTCTTCCGTTTTCGGGATATTCTTCAAGGTTTTCAATATCAATCCAAGCAAGTGCCAAAATTCCATATGTAGCATATTCCATCGAATAACACGATGTTTCTTCTAATGTCTTTAACGGCAATGTTGTTATAACCCTTTTTATTTCAGAATAAGTACTTTCCTCGGGAGTTATGTCACCATTTGATGAAGGAGAATCAATGTCCCAATCAGGACCCCATACATATTCGGGAGTTTCACTGAAAAAGAAGTCATATTCATAAGTTCCATCTGTATTCTTGCAAACGGGTTTTACATATACTAAAACGGGTTCCATTGGTTAAAAATTTTCATCATCATTATCATCATCATCCATTGAATCAATCAAATCATCTATGGCAGAATCGTCTCCTTTTTCTACTTCCTTCACTTCAAACAATTCACAACCTATTGATTTAAGAACCTTATCAACATATTCAAAATTATCACCGAAATTCAAGAAAAAAGGTTTGTTTTCGTATTCTATTGTATTTTCATCTATTTCACAAAAACAAAGTGGAATTATGCCGTCAATGCAATCTTGCATTGAAAAACAGTAATTTTTTTTGGCAAGAACCAATTCTCTTGGAAAAATCGCTTTTCCCGACCTTGACAATGAATTCTTGTCAGGCATTAAATTTGGAACTATAGCAGATGGGGCAACATTAAAATAGTCACCCCATATAGTCTCCTTATCAACAGTGAAATCAAAACGATAAATATATTTTCCGTCAATGGTCCGTCCGATTTCATCAACAAAGCCCAAATATTCTTCCATTACTGTTTATCTTTTTCCACAGGCTTTAACTCTATTTTTAAAGAATCTTCTTTAAATGAGCAAACCATACCACATCCATCATAATGCTCTATATGAGAAATATATGTGTTTTTATGAGTAATAACTCTTTGAACATTGTTTTCTTCCTCAATTATTTCTATATTAATTTTTTTATCATAAGGAAATTCACAAATTAAATTACCATTTAAATCTTTAATTAATACTTTTGTTTTCATTTTTCATTTTCTTTTTTTATAACTTGGTTTATTATTAATTCTTTTCTCATAACTGTATTCCAAATTCTTTCATATTGTGTTCCTTTGAAAAATTGATAATAAATATCAACATCTTGTGTTTGTCCAATACGGTATAATCTATCCTCCATTTGTCTACAAGAAGAGGGTACATAGTCCAAATTGTTGAATATTAATATGTTAGACACAATAAGAGTGAGCCCAACGCCCGCTGCTTGTATATTTCCAATAAACACCATAATATTTGGATTTTCTATAAATGCCTTTTGAGCAATATCTTTTTGCTTTGCTGACATTTTTCCGTTATAAACAACGCATTTTTCTTGATAATAATCACGGAGCATATTCAATTCTTCATCATAACAAGTCGCAATTATAACCTTATCACCATTTTTGATAAATTCATCTGCCAATTTTATGGTGTTCGGAACCATTTGATTTGAACAATAACGTCTGTAAATCGCTCCTTCCAAAAGGTCTTTGTTGATTTCTTTAGTAGGGTCAGCCTCTAGTTGAGCAGCCTCATATTCGTCCCACAATTTTGAATATTCCATCATTTGTTCCATAGTAAAGTCATAAAATATTTCATGAACTCTTTTTTGAGGTAAATTAACCGCAATATCCTCTTTTGTACGGCGCAAATAAATGTGAGATATTTTCAATTTCAATTCATCAAGATTTGTTCCATCTTTTGTAACCGTAATCATTCTTGCATGGGAACGGATATATTCCTTTAATTGTGCTTTTTGCTCATCAGAAAGGTCATACCAACTTGATTTATGAACATTGGCAAGATATTTGTTTGTCCATTTTTCCTTTTCTCCCTTGGCCGGGATATGGATTGCTCCACAAAATCTATCCATATAATATTGCCAATCATCAGTAATCGGGTCATTCAGCAATTGAAGAAGACAATATAAATTTTTAGGATTATTAGTAATTGGTGTTCCTGTAGCAAGATAAATGCTATTTGGATTTCCTCTTTTGAATAAATCTTTTATTATCTTATAACGGATTGACGTATTGTTTGACAATTTATGAGCCTCGTCAACAATAATCAATGACTTATGATTTGCTATATATTGAAGCATTGGGCTGTTTTTAAAAGCCTTGTCAATATTTTCCTTACTTCTTGAAACTGGTATTTGATAAAATTCATCAAGAATATCATAATTGATGATAACAAACTTATTATCTGTCCATTTACCTTTTTCCAAAGCCTCTTGCTTTAATTCATCTATTGATAATCCAGATTTACCTTCTCTGTAACCCAAATATTTTTCAAGTTCAGATTTAGTTTTTCCATTGAATCCTTCAATAATTGTTATATCTTTTTCCGGGACATACCACATCAATTCTTTTTTCCAATTGGTCTTGAGAGATGCCGGGCAAATAATTAAAATTGAATCAAAATTTCCTTCAATTGCTGCGATTGTCAATTCCATGGATTTACCAACACCCATATCATCGGCAAGGATACATTTTTTCCTTGATAACAAAAATTGAACTGCTTCTTTTTGATGAGTTTTTATTTTTCTGTTCGGGTCTTTGAGAAATGCTAATTTGTCGTATCTATCAAAATCAACTTGAATATTGTGATAATCTTCTATTAAGAAATTACCCATTAATGCTTTCTTTGGAATAAACATTTCCATAGGGTTCATATTAATCCGGTATTTAACCATGCAGTGATAAGCACCCCTTGTTTCTCCAAGAAAAACAAGGATTTGAAGTTTTCTTGGAGAAAATTCTATTTGATATTTATCTTGTAACGAATCGCCAAACCAATCAGTTATGTTGAGAGTTTTTCCTATACTTTTAGGTTCTTGAATCTGATTTGTTATTATATATTCAATAGCGTAATCAGTAAGAAGAGATGTTTTTTGAAGGTCTATAACATCTCTTTTCATACGGAGTATATATGGATTTAGCCCAGTATAATTTCTTAATATATCTATTGTTTCATTTCGAGTCTTAATAGAATTAAACATTAAGTAACAACATTGTTATCAATTATTAATATACAAATTTTTATTTTAAAAAACAAGACCAGTTACCGGTAACTAAATTATTTTATTCTAGAAAATTTTATTTTTATATAAAAAAAATTAATTTTAAGTAACAATAAAATTTATTCTCTAGTAACAATAATTCTAGAATTCTAGTAATATTATTATAATATAAATTTTATTATTATATAATATATTATATTTAATAATTAATATAATTACGCACGCATACGCACGTGCGCACGCATGCGTGAGAAAAGCCTGATTTTTTGCTATTTATAGAGAAAGTTCAATTGAAATGTCATTAAAAGTTAATAATAACAAAATTGATAGAAAAATACCGATTGAGAGAAACACTAAATTTTTTGGAGGGGAAGATTTTGACCTTGAATTGCATTTTGCTAAGGAATATCTTGAGCAGGACGCAAACCAGACGGTTATCTTATATCGTGTAGATATTGATAAAACCAAGGTAAATGACATTTACAAAGAGGCCGAAAAAGATGCTATAAGGTTTTATCCTCCAATTGAATTGCCAGTCGTTTATGAAATCCAAGAAGCGGAAACAAAGGCATATAATAACAAACTCCAAAAAGGAATGTATGCACAAACCGGAAAATTAGTTTTCAGTATTCTTTTATCAACATTGGAAGAGAACAATTGTGATATTTCAAGGGGGGATTATATTGGAGTACAGATTGACCCAAGACATAGGGAATATTTTGTGGTTACTGATGATGGAAGAGTTGCTTCTACAGCAAATAAATTTACCATGTACGGAAAAGTTGCTTATGCTCGCACAATTCAATGTGCATCGGTTGATATAAATGAATTTAATGGATAATAAATCAATGTTTTACAATGAGCAGAGTTTATAAGAATGTTTTAAAATTAAGACCCAATGCATATGGTCCGGAAAGACGAAGAAATTTAGCGAAGGAGATACTTAAAGATTCTACTCCGCTCCCAAATCCATTAGAGTACAAAGACATTGATGAGGAGTTTAAAAAATGGGTTGATGAAGACCTTGCCATATCGTTTGAGGGAGCCAAATTACCAACAATTGCATTGTTTTCTAATCAGCGTTTTTCGGAATATATGCAGTCATGGCAGAACGTTGATGATAAGAAAAATCTTTTGTTAAATTTCAAAACAATTACAAGAGAAAATAATCCGAAAGGAGGGACTATTGTAGGGAATACAAGAAATATTCCGGGAGACAGAACGGTTCTTATGAAACGTGTTGAGGCATATGACAAGGCAAACAGAAAATATTACATCGATTATCGAGTAAAACAGCCTATATCAATTGATTTCATTTATACAGTAAGTATTGTCACCAACAAATATGAACTTATTAATGAATTTAACTTGATGATGAATGAAAAATTCAAATCAATAGATTGTTATATACGTCCAAAAGGACATTATATTCCAATGAAAATTAACGATATATCAGATGAATCAGAATATAGTATTGATAACAGACAATTTTATTCCCAATCATATTCGATAACGGTTATGGGATATATCATGCCAGAAGATAGTTTTATTGTTGAGGAACGTCCGGAATTAAAATTTCTTGGATATGAAGGGGATAATCAAAAAAGTGCTTATGCAGACATTGAGGAATTGCCTTGCAGTTATACCGAGGATTCTCCGTATGCTTATGTTCCAATCAATTTAATTATCCATTTCGAGGATTGTCAAGATTCTTATAAGTTTGTTATAGACACGAATTTTCATGCAAAAAATATAGTTCTTGATAATGTCCGTTATTTCAAAATTTATGTTAATGATACCGAAACGGTTCTTGATGATAATTTTGAAGTAAAAAAAGATGATGAGATAAAAATAAAAGGATTGACAAGATATAAGAATTTTGAGCCGTCAGAAATCAAGATTGAAGGCTATAATTATACCAAAACTTACAATAAAACGGACGGAACGGAAGTGACAGATATTATCGTCAATTAAAAGATTTTTAGTTAGATGATTAAATGTTTTTTGGAACATTAATGCTATTTATGATAAAATAAAATTGAATAAACGTTTATTAGATATGATTAGCGATGCAAGAGGTGGTCACGTTTCACCTGGTATCTATACAGAGGAAAAGGATGTTACGTATTCAGTGAAAAGCCTTGGCATAACAAGCCTCGGTCTTGCTGGTGAGACGCTTTATGGCCCGGCATTTGAGCCAATATCAATTGAGAATTGGTCAGAATATGTTGATTATTTCGGTGGATGTTCCCCAGAGAAATTCAAGGGAACCGGATTGCCGAAATATGAACTTCCATATATTGCAAAAAGTTATCTTGAGGAATCAAAGAGGCTGTACGTGTGCTTGGGCTTTCTGGATATCATGCGGGTCCTGCTTATGTTATTTCAACAAAAGATACTGATGCTCCAGTTGTTGTTTTAAGAAGCAAGATGCTTTATGGACAAAATTCGGAGTCTATTTGTCAAGAAGCAGAAGATAATCCAGTGGCAGTTGTTGATTCTATTGAAGTTAAAGATTATACATCAAAATTGTATGATTCTGTGTGTGTGGCTACAGGTAGTTCAGAAAGTACAGATGTAGAAAATGCGGGAAAATTTAGTATTGTTGTTAAATGCAAGAATAATACAGGTGGATTTAATTCAGCATATACTTACAGTGTGTCTTTGAATCCTTCTGATAGTGATTATATTTACAATGTTCTTAGCAATGACCCATCAACGGGAACTACACCGGTTTACATTGAGGCTGTTTATGAGGCATCTTGGGATAAAAAAACAAAGATGCAAAAAGGAACTATTAAGGGTGAAAATGATATGAATGTTGAACATTCTAAATATTATATTCTTTCAAATCCATCTATTACTGAAAAAGTTTTTGTTGATGGCACAGAAGGTACATCAGCAGAGACAATTGATGTTGCAAAAAGTACTTATGAATATGAAGCCAAAGAGATTTCTGA